GCTCTTCCGATCTAGAAAATAAAACAAAAGGGTTTAACACTATGAAATTCAAAAATCTTAACAATTTTATCACGAACATTCCTGGTAATTATCTTGCTGAAATGGCTCAAAAAAATGTGGCTTTCGTTGGAAATTGTAAAGACCTTTATACATATTTTCAAAAGATTAACAAAAATTGCAAGTATTTTTCCATCACCAAACAGAACTGGAAGAGTGTAGTAAAATCTTTAACACAGAAGGACAAAAACAATATGCCTAAATTTGATGTCATCGTTGGAAATCCGCCTTACGAAGGAAAAGGAAATCCTCTCTATCTTCAGATTCTTGAAAAAGTGAATGTAAATAATAATCGTGTAATTTGGCTCTGCCCGACACAGTGGGTAAAGAATTACAAAGATTCAAATTATTTGGATAATCTTAAAAAGAATACTTGTAACAATTTGGTTTTTCATACTTTTATCGGAAATCCATTTGATGGAGCATTAACAGCGAATGAAGTTGGTGTATTTGTATTTGGCGAAGGAAATAAGGAAAATTATGAAACTATCAGAATGGAACGTTTCTTAAATGCTAAACTTGCCAAATCTATTTGGGATAAATTTAATGTATGGAATGAAAAATTTGGTAACATTGATGACCACAATAAAATTGATTTAAAGAAAAAATACTATGTAAGAGCACAGTGGATTCGTGGTAATCAGGATTTGAAAACCAATAAACCTAAGTGGGATTGGACTACTTTATTTGGTGAAGATCAAAGAACTGATTTTAGTTTTAAACCTGCTGAAACAAAATCAAGTCCGGTTTCATTTTGGAATTTTGCTACTGTAAAAGAATGTAAGAATTTTGTTTCTGCATGTGAAACTGATATTTTAATGTTCGCACATTATATTAGCAAAATCAATAACGCAAATAATAACCAGGTTCTTGCTATGATTCCTTGGCTTTGTGATTACACACACGAATGGACTGAAGCTGAAATTGCCAATAAGCTCAATTTGACTAAGGAAGAAGTTGAATATATCCATCAGGAAATGGCTAATTTTGGTTGGAAAGCAGCACCACGGAAAAAAGAAACTGTAGTTAAGACAAATGTTAAGTCTAATGTTGATGAACAAATTAAAAAGATTAACGCAAAGGCTATGGTAATGCGTAAGACTTTCACTGCAAAGCAGGACAAAATGTATCATAAAATGTTTGACGCTGAATGGGCAAAAATCAATAAGAGAATTGAATTGAGCCATAAGCAGGAAAGAAGTTTGGCTTTCGCAAAGGCCCGTGTTACTTGTGCTAAAAAGGTTTTAATGTAATATGACAATTTACGATTACGATAACGATTTCGCACATTACGAAACTGACCAGGAAACTCAAAAGAATCTCGGCCAAGTGTGGACTCCATATTCTATCATTGAACAAATGATGGATAAAGCAGGTCTAGTATCAGATAAAAATTCTATTTGGTATGACGAAACCAAAACCAATTTGGACCCGACTATGGGTGCTGGTAATATCGTAATTGCTATGCTTTATCGCAGAATCGTTCAATGTAAACAAGATCCTGTTAAGGCATTGTCAAATGTGTATGGAATTGAATTAGACCAAAAAACATTGGACTATGCGAAAGAACGAATCAGGAAATTTATGGCACATTTTACAAAAAGAAATCTCACTAAAATTATAGACCATAATTTCGTTTGCTCTAATATCTTTGAATGGGATATAGAACATTGGCGAAAGAAATAACCATAGTTCTTTCTTGACATAACCAAACCCAAATCCATTGAAAAACTCAGTGGATTTTGTTATATTCACAATAATGAAAGAAGAACAAGTAATATAAGGAGAACTTTATGTTTAGCATAACTAAAGCAAAAAAATATACATCCGCAGAAACATACAAAAAAATTGAAAATTATAATAAGGCAATTAAGTCAAAACAGCAATATATATGCCATCATAAAGATGAAATCATCAATAAGAAAACAGGTAAGCCATTATATACATTAAAAGCAATTGAAAAAACACCAGCAAAATATATAGAATTACATCGTGAAGATGAACTTCGTGGTGCTGGTAAATATAAACATTTACCTTACAATAAAATTGTATTGATGTCTAAGTTAGAACATTATAGATTACATTCTGCTGCCAATAATAAAATAAAAGAATTAAATGGCGAATTCAAGAAAACTAGAAAAAAATCTAATTGTCGCAAATATTCTTGTAAAGGAATAACATCTATTATTAGAAAACATTATAACAACAAGATAACACCAAAACAATTAGATAAAGAAATGCATTATTATGGGCGTTATGGTGTTGTATCTTGGGAACACACAAAAATTATCAAAAAAACACGAAAACAAATTTTAAAGGAAAATTTCCTTAAAGAATATAATATAAAAGAATCCAAAAAAACAGAAAGATTTTTCAAATCTAATACTTGGAGATGTTGGGCATCAATTCAAAATTCTATGAAATTACCAAGTTATAAACTTAGATTATTAGAAGCAAAAAAGATTATGGAAACTATTGAAAAATTGAGATAAGTATTTCAATAACCAAAAGATTAAATCCACCATTGAAAAATATGGTGGATTTTGTTATATTCACAACAATGAGAGAAGAACAGTTAATATACCGAAAACTGTATGACAAATATGGTTCTATATTGCATCCATATGGTGTTCCAGCTGGGCAACCAATAGAAGAAGATCGCCGTGTATCTTCACTTGGTATAGACAATTGTCAGTATGTCATCGTATGTGATACACATATACACGGTATTCAAAAGATGGTAATAGCACCAGATATAATAATTGGTGCTAATAACACTTATGAAGTAGTAGCAGATAAAAATTCAAATATAAAACTATTTTCATTACAAGACTATAAATCATACAATTATGACGAATACGATAAAATGTGTAAACAGATTGATTACATTTTGTATAGGAAAAAAGAACTAGAGATAGAACGAAAAATAAACAGAATCAACAAGGATTTTTAGCCAATGACATTTGAAGAAGAACTAGCCCATGGTTTATACAGATATGTTGAACTGAATAAAAATAATAAAATGCCCCTGCCCCTATTTATTGAGTTCAAAGAAAATCTAACTGGTTTTCTTTCATATGGATTAGATGGTGCAAATTATATAAATCATTTAAAAGAACACAGGAAATATAATTGCATAATTTTAGAAAATTCAAATTATACTGAAAAAGAACTATGTGATATAATCAGTCAAAAATTAAAAGAATTGAAAATGATAAAGAAACTGGATAGAATAGATAAGGATTTTTAAATGTTCATTCAATATTACATGTTGGCTTTCATTGAGAAACATTTGATTAAACAATTTAAAGAAGAAATTAAATATAAATTTAAAGAAGAACCTTCTTACATTATAACACCACATGGTACAGAAGAAGAACTAAAATATATTGAAGATTTTCTGTTATGTTTTAACCATGTTTGTTGGTCTAAACATGAACACATAATTTTTAAGGCAAATTATATTGAACTTAAAATTGATAATGACTTCAGAAACAATTACACAAGCAATGATATTGACAGGATTTATAAGGAATTTAAGATTAAATTGAGAATTAATGAAATTGAAATGGATTTTGAATGAAGAACAATTTTTTATTTAATTTTGATTACAAAATTTGGCTAAAAATTAAAGAGATAGACAATGATTTTAATTAGCCAGCACTTAGCAGACAAATAGCATAAGGCTTTGTCTTATAAAACAATAGTATAACTACACTATTTTAACATATATGCCAGTAAACGCTGTTTACTGGCGTTTTTTGTTATGGATTAAGCAGCAAAAATGGGCATTATAAATACCATAACAAATAATTTTACATTGTGAAGTGAAAGGAAAATAATATGCAATCTAAAAAGATAGAAAATACAGAAATTGCGAACAATGGCGGTGACATGGCAGAAATTGCCTTGGCCTTGGCAAAGCAACAGCAATCTGGTCAAATGCTAAACAAGGACCTTCTACCAAGTAAAGGAAAGTTCTACCAGAATGATATATTCGTCAAGAAGTTGTCTACCATTGACATCAAGAACCTAGCCACATTGACAAGTGACACGATGGATGGTGTAATCAACGGTATACTATCCCACTGCGTTCATGGTGTAAATGTGAACGATATATTGGTTGGTGATAAGTTCTGGTTGATTTTCTATCTTAGGAATTTGACATATAACGATTATCCATTTGCAGTAAAGTATAAATGTGAAAATTGTAAAAAATCTGGTATGTACAAAATGACAATGAAAGATGTAATTGTAACATACCTCAAAGACGATTTTTCTACAAGTTATACAATGGATAACGGTGACGAAATTGAAATTGGTTTCCCAACTGTTGGTAATGAAGTTTCTCAAAACCAAATCCTAAAGGAACCAGAGAAGTATATTCCAAGTGGTGAAGTTGACGATTCGTTGTTGAACATTGCTTGCTACATCAAAGCAATAAATGGTAAGAACATATCCATTGCCCGTGCTTATGACTATATCATTAACTTGGATGCTCTATCATTTACAAATTTCAGCAACTATATGGTAGACATTGATTTTGGTATTAAACCTTACATTGAAATTGACTGTGAATGTACAAACAAGGTAAATGTACCTCTATCATTGACACCAGAATATTTCATGCCAAAGATCAAGAATGAAAAAGAATAAAGTATGAACAAGAATTACGTCCGAATTACATATCAGCAATTACTAGAAGATTTTACTGCTAGGTTGAAGAATGACCCCAGATTCAAGAACATGTCTTCTGCTAGTATCTACTACATCTTTATGGAGATGTTGGCTGCTACAGTTGACATGACTACTTATTACATGGAAAGGACTGCCGAAGAAGCATGTATTGATACTGCCAAGTTGGATAGTAGTGTAATCAAGTTAGCAAAGAACCTTGGTTATAATCCAATTAGGAATACGCCAGCTGAAGCAGAAGTCAAGATTGTTCTGAGAGGACCTCTACCAAAGTCCTTGATGAACACCAATATGGCTACTATCTATTTTCCACAAGAAGACATGAATTTGTCTTACAATGGAAGAAGATTCATATTGAATACTGACTATTCCTATACATTGACTAGGAAGGACATTGAAGATGGGCAGAGCTCAACTTGGAGAAAGACACTATATTTCTCAAAACCAGTAGATTCAGTAAATTACTTGGAATTGTCTGGCGAGAAGTTCTTCAATGATGCATCTTTGCTGCCAATAAAAGTATTCCAAGGAGAAGTAAAAGTTGAAGTAATTCCAGGAGTAAACAACACAAGTAGATTGGGTAAATCATATCAGTTCTATGACATTGACAACATAAAGTTCAGTAACTGGTATGGAAAGCGTGACCCAAATGGATGGTACAAGAACCAATACTACAAGAAGAATTCTTGGACTAAAGTTGGAATCGGGCAGACACAAGATGAAGCATTCTATGAAGATAACTTGTATGACATTGAAGATACTTCTATTTACCTTAATCCTGGTGTTATACAAGAAAGAGCATCAAATGATGGACAAATTCAAAATGTATGTTCATTGACCACAAATAGCGATAAGACCATTAGATTGAAGTTCCGGTGATGGCATAAATGTTTCTAATGGATTGAATACCGAAAACCAGAACATCTATGTTCAGTACATTGAGACTGATGGTGCAGATAGCAATACTGTTGGTACATTGGATTCCGAATTGAAGATCAACAATAAAATTTATGCTACTTATGCTGGTAGTTCACCAATTGACATTACTTCCAATATAAGATTGGTATTCAATGGTGACATCGTTAATGGTGTAGATTTTGAAGATCAACAGAGTATAAAAAACAATGCCCCATTGTATTTCGCAAGCGGAACCAAGTTGATTTCTGTTCAAGATTTCATTTCTTATTTCAAAGGTCTAAGTTCCCCAATCAAAGTCAAGAATTCTATTGCTTGGGGTCAAGGCGAGATTGAAGATTTTACGAATGGTGGAGAAAAGACATACAAATATACACAGAATACAGTATGCTATGCCATTTCTTCTAGTCTATACAATACAAAGAGTTCTGTGTATAGTGTAATTGATGTATTGAACGATTCCACCAATAGCGAATCTATGTTTACTGTATATGGTCCTTCAAGGGACTATCTATCACATATTACTGACTACTTGAAGTTCCTTTTGAGTTACGATTCATTCCACAATGTTCAGTATATGAACAATCCAAGTGAACAGTGGTTGAAGAACATCAAGAAGATTAGAGATGATATGACACCAAGAGTGATTATGGGAAGCAAAATCTATTCATTTGCTCCAATAGTCCAATACTATGATGTGGTTGGTAATGTAAGTGTAGATTCCCTATCCAAACTTCAAGAATATAAAATAGATGTTGAAAACGAGATTTACAAATGGCTTGACAATAACTGTAACTATGGAAAGAAAATCTATAAATCAGACATTGTGAAATTCTTTACTAAGCGACCAGAAACATCTTATGTTGATGTTGACATAAGGGTATCTGACATAATAAGACAACAAAATGTCAAATTCTCATTCCCAATTTTATCCAGCACAAGTACAGATAGCATATTCAAGTACAACATCAACAATGACTTGAACCATACTGTAGATGCTGCAGATGGTAATACGAAGTTCAATGTGATTGTTCTCAATAAAAACGAAGCTAGCGGTAACAAGATTAGTGTAGATAACATTAAGAACAAATCTATGATAATGACTATAATAAACGATGCTGGTGTTACAGAAGAAATAAACATACAGACAACAGATAAAGTATATGAAACAGAATCAAATATAGTTATCAATACTGGAAACACATTTGAAATTAAGACTACAGATTTCGTGGAAAACCACATAAACAGAATAGAATTGTCTGTTGCCATTGATGTTGATTTCTATTCAAAATCTAACTTCTCTATAAACAATTCATTCAATTATGGATTGAATAGAAAGCAATGCGAAGATATACAAAAAGACATCGTGGAATGGATTAGCAATTCTACAACAGTAAACAATGCCAATAGGGCAATTCCATTACCTTACTTTGTAACTACACTTGACCAGACCACCAGAGCTGAAACTATAATGCGTAAAGGTATTCTACAAAACAAATACGAAAACCAGTTAACTGAAAAAGCATTCTGGATGTGGTTCATACCTAAAATACTAACAAAGTATTACAAAGATGATATTGGTTATGAATTTGAAACATTGGATATAAATGGTTCAGAATGGAAAAAGATTGACAACTTGATTATGGACTTGTATTGTATGATGAAACCAGTTTTTGCTGATAGTATTCTTGACGATAACAATAACATTGTTGGTTTCAGCATGGATAACGAAATTCCTGTTGTTAGACTGAAAATAAATTATAAGTATGGTAATTAACAATGGCTAAGTATGTTGTACAAGAAGATCCTAATTTTACTTGGGTGAAAGAGATAATCATCACAAGTGATAATGATATAGACATCAGTTCTGATGTATTCAACATTACTGTTAAAGATCAACTTGAGTATTTCATATCTGACTACTTGAATACTGGCGATTCATTTGATTTTGAAGAACTATTGAAAGAAGATACACAACCAACATTGATGATTAGTACACAAGCCACAGTCTATGAGAAAATGAAATGCTTCAAATGTGGTGGAGCTGGTTTTATTCCATGTTCTAAATGTGGTGGGCTTGGTTATACAATTGATATAAACAATGTGAAACATGAATGCCATTGTGCTAGTGCTGATACACCATATAAAGAACAGTGTACAGATTGTTCTGGTGATGGTCTTGCCCATAGAGTTTGTGGAACAGAAGAACATCATGAAGATGATATAATATGGAGTGAAGTTCAAACTTCAAACATATTCATATACAACAATAGCGATTACGATTCATTGGTGAAGAATGGTATTCAGTTCTGGGTGGATGGTGTAACTAAACGAACTATGCATATAAGATTCTCTGCTAAAGGAAAAAGTTCTGTAAATGAAGATGGTTATGTTATATTCAATCCAAAACTAAATGATTATATCAAAACTGGCTATGTTGGATTTACGATAGCACAATTCAACATTACATTGAATAGTCAAGAAAAGTTGATGTTCAATGTATTCAACATACCAAGATTGGTAACAGGTAATCCAGAGAAATTGAATCCTGAAGCAGAAGAAAAGCCACATATTCTACCCAGTGGAACAGATAGAGTTGATTATGACTGGAATGAAAATGAACAGGGAACAGATAATTTATATCTAAACAATGTTAGTGCCAATGCACCATCAGCTATAATATATGACCAATATCCAACAGATTATAATGAGATATTCTGGTCTACATCTGCCGAAGTAATAACAGGCATAAGAACACCTGAATATATTGTGAAATCTTCTGCATATTTGAATGATTATCTAGTAAATGGTGAAACATACGATTTATTGAGTGGTGGTTATACATCAAGGAACATGCATGTAGGTAGTGCAATGATTAAATCTGTATTGTATAACGAATACAGTGAAGAAGAAATGTCATTACCATACGATTTTGGTGAAGAACAACTAATTGAAGATGTTAAATTCATTGAATCCAATGGCGATTACATTAGTGATAACTTGTATGTCACAGAAATCACGCAACATCTAATAGACACTACTTCTTCTATGAATCATGTATCTAACCAAGTTAAACTTAAAGTGGAGATTTAATTATGGCTAAAGAACCAATGTTCTGGAATGAGACTGGACAAGATATAATTGAAGACATCAATAATAGCAATAACAACAAGTTCATTGTTCGTTTTTCAAATTTTCCTAATTTTACTGGCCATCGTTTAAATATGAACAACTTGAACCAGTATCTTGAAAGCATTACTATTCCAGATATTTCTATCCCAATGCTATCTTCCATCTATAACCATGAAAGACAACTACATCCTGCTACAATTGGTCAAAGAGATCTTCAAACATTGACTATCACATTCCAAGTAGATGAAGCAAGAAAGAATTGGTATGCTTTCTACTCTTGGATGTGGTATATGCGACATGGACAGACATGTGGCAAAACCAATTTAAAAGGTGAAGAACTTGTTAGAATGGATTGTATAGATACCATTGAAGTAATAAATCTTACAAACAATGGCGAAGTTGTATCAAAATTGAAATTTGGTCATTGTATACTGAATAATGTTAGTAGTACTGAGTTTACTTGTCAATCATCTGAATTGAGTAAATTCACTGTTACATTTGAAGTAGAAACAGTTGATTTGGATTTGTTGACTAACGAGGAATAAATGTCTGAAAAAATCTTCAAGTGTGAAATATGTGGGGAAGTGTTCACTTCTAATGTGGCATTTTCTAATCATATAGCTCTCAAACATAACTTGGAATTAAAAAGTTATTATGATAGATTCCTTAAAAAAGAAGGAGAAGGAATCTGTACAAACTGTGGAAGACCAACAAAGTTCCATACATTGGATAAAGGTTATGCCAAACTATGTGAACATTGTAGAGGTGTGGCACATCTACATGATAGATTTGACCCAAATAATTTGAATGATAGTAAAGAATGTCCTGTATGTCATTTGATTATAAAGTCAAGTAGCAAGAGATTGTTGATGTCAAGATTTACTAAGCACATAATTAATGTACATCACATGACACCAAAAGAATACTATGACCAGTATGAGAAAAAACCTGGAGAAGGAATTTGTCCTGAATGTGGAAAAGAAACTAGATTTTTAACTATAGCCAAAGGTTATGCCATTTATTGTAATGATTGCAAGTTAATAGCAGCAAATAAGAAAAAACAGGAACTTGTTGAAAAGAATCAAGAATTTAGAAAAAACTATAAAGAAAAAATAGATAAAAGAGAAGAATTTGTAAAAAACTACATTCAAGAACTTAAAAATGAAGCACACAAATATGATTGGGAAGGAACCAAAGCTACTTGGGTGGGTGGATATAGGTCAAAACCACAGGAAGATAAAACAAATCTGATTACAGACAATTCATTGACTTACATTGATGGACAATCATTTGAAGATCAAAATGAAACACTTGAAGAAAAAGACGAACAAAGCTTTGAAGGGCAATTCTGGCTATAATAAATATATTTGAGGTAAAAGTAGATGGCTGAATCCACAAGATCTGTTGACGAAAACATAAAAGTACAATTACTCCAATTGAACTCCATGCAGAATCAGTTGACTGTTGTCAATGAGTTCAAAAATTCAGTCAATAAAGATTTAAATAATCTAAATGGGAGTATAAAAAACTTTGGTAGTGGTATCTCTAAATCATTCAATTTGAATTCACTTGGTAGTAAACTAGGTAATGCTTTCAATCAAGGTTTTAAGAAACTTGTATCGCCATTAAGCAATCTAGGAACAAAGATAGGTAATGCTTTTGGTAAAATTAAAGGAGCCATTACAAGCCCATTCAAGACAATTGGCGGTAAGATTAGTGGTGCTTTTGGAAGTTTCAAGGATAGATTGAAAAGATTAAATCCGATTACAGCTATAAAAGATAAAGCAAAGAATATAGTCAAGAAACCGATTACAGCCATAAAAACTATATTTGGAAGGAATGACGAACAGTTAAAAGCAAGATACTATAAAAACTGGAATAGTCCAAAGAAAGTAGCAAAAATTTTCGCAAAAGAACTTAATAAAGGAAAAACAACAACAGTAACAAGTAAAGATGGCGGTAATCCATTTGCCATATTTAATAGCATTGCAGGATTGATTAGTGCAATCTCTAGGGGTGTTACAATGATTTCCTTTGCTGTGTCATTCTTCTTTATGGGTCCTGGTGCTGGTATAGCAATAGCCACTGGTATAATGCCATTGGTTGCTTTACTTGGTGTAGCATTTTATATGTTATTCACTACATTAAAACCATTAATTGATGGTATAATAAATACAGTTATACCTATAATACAATCGCTTGGTGAAAAGATAATAAGTTTTATAGATAATCCTGGTGACTTTATAGCAAATTTAGCTAAAGGACTTGTGAATGGTATATTTGAAGTAATTGACACTCTCGTTTCAAATATAGTAGATAGAATTAAAAGTATATTTAGTAAACCATTTGAATTGGCTTCACATGCAGTAAATGGTGTTAAAAGTTTTGTTGGTGGTGTTGTAAATAAGATAACTGGTGGTGGTGATGAAAAAAAAGAAGGGCCAAGTCTCATTGAAACACTATTTGGAAAAATTAGTGATACTTTAGTAGAAATAAAAGATTACATTAGTGATGGTAGATTGGCAGATGTATTTAAATCTTCTGTAGAGTCAATTCTACCTCTATTGGATAGATGTTTTGTATCACTTGGAAATACATTCGGTACAGTAATGTCAAATTTCATTCTTAAAATGGATGAACTGGTGAAGACATTGATAAATAGCAATAAATCAAATGACATCACGAATAGTATAGGTAATTTCTTCAAAAACCTTAAAACAACAGCAAAAACAGCGATAGGGATTGAAACACCAAAAACAGAAACCAATGCCCGTGCAGAAGAACCTTCAAATCCATTTACTACATTGATTGCTGGTTTTGAAAACATGCATAAAGAAACTTTGAATATGCTATCCATCATAAGTACATCTCTATTGAATATAGAAAAGTCAAAAATTAAGATTGATGATACTACTGGTGTAAATAGAGGTGTGGCAACTGATGGTAATAGGCCAAACACTCTACAGAATATAAATGTAAGTAATAATTTTGACATGAGCGGTGTTATAGACGAACTAGCAAAAACCAATAAGTATCTAGATGGTATTCTTGTCAATACTTCATTAGATGTTAATGGTAATCAACAACCTAATGCTGTGTGGAGTATCTAATGGGTTTGAGTATATACAATGTTAGAGGTACAGGTCCACATAGAAATACTTCCTATAAAGGAACTGCACTAGGCAAAAACAATGGTTTTGTTATAGACTTATTCCAGAACGATTTCTATAATGCCAATTTTCAATCCTTTTGGAAATTTCCAAAAATAACAGGCTTTAAAGGAATAATGCTTGAAAACATTTCCTTGGATTTTTCTACACCGTGGTCAGATGCTGGTGGTGCCCAGATTGGTAAGAAGATTGCTGGTTATGTAAATAGCAAATTTATTAAAGCATTTGCTAGTATGAATAAAGATCAAGGATTTCAACCATTCATTTGTTCTGATGCATGGACTCAACAAAAAGTAGCTGGTGATGCTTCCCCATTGAAAATGACACTTAAATTTAGAGCATTTAATGAAGAAGTCCATGGTTGTACAAATTACAATGAAGTCATAAAGTTTCTAATTCACATTTGTTCGCCAATTAAATCTGCTACAGGATTGAATAAAAATAATGAAACTGAAGCAGCGTGGATGAAAGAACATGGTTTTGACGAAGTTCTTGGTAATGAACAAGGAATTGGTACACAAGCATTTAGAAATCTTTCTGCTGCGGCAGGTGGAATTTCTGATGGAATAAACACACTTACAAGTGCTGGTAAATCATTTATTGACACATTTAATGGTAAAGATAAAGGCAATTCAACATTAAAAGATGTTGTATTTAGTTTAGCCAAAACGATGCAAAATGCTTATAGCAATGTAGTGGCTACTACATCTTCTGGTAAAAACAATGCCAACTTTACTGTAAGCTTTAGTATTATGGATAAAATCTACAGTAATGTTAATATAACAACTACTGGTTTAACAAAATCAGGAATAATAACATTTCCAATTGACTGGATTATTACAGGTTTTACTTTCACACCAAGTACACAGTTTGAATTTGATGAAATTGAGGAAATACCAATGCCATTGTGGGTAAATTTTGACTTGACTTTAGAAACCAGACTATCACTTTCAAACAAGTACATTTACAACTTGATGATGAAAGAAGACGAAAGATTTTAATTTTGTAAATAATACTTCCAAATTGGTGCACTTGCGATCTGATCCATTTCGCAAGTAATCTTAAATTCCACCCAGATTGGTTCTGGATTCAGTGGGTTAGTATTGTTCATTTCTTTTGAATAAGTAACACCCCAATTTGAAATATAGACAATAAGTGGATTTTTGAATATGAATGGCATTATACGAAGATACCATAATTTAGCACCATAGTAATTCAAGGAGTTTGCTGTAGATTCTACTCTTTTTGGACTATCTCTTTTGGCTATTACTGTTCCAGCCTGATTTACAACAGTTTCAATTTTACCAACAAAATTTTCTATTGTGCTTTTATCAGTGTCTTCAGCAAAAGTTTTTTTCGCACTATCAAATAGATCTTTGGCATTATTCAATACACCACCTGCAGCACCAAGTACATTGCTACCCATTTCATAAATGTTAGTCTTCGTATCTATACTTGGTGCTGCAAATATAGATAGTGCTTTTAACCAACTTTTCCATGATGTCAATTTGGTTGAACCAATGGTATCTGTAGTGTAAATCTTGAAATTTAGATTGAATGAAGGTCTAGAAGTAGAAGCATAAGTCCTATCAGTTCCTTCGTCTAAGTTCATCCAAGATCTATCATGTCCACCAAGTGTTACACCCAATTCCATCATTGGAGAACACATAAATCCTTTAACTGTATCTGAAATGGTTGATGCTGGGCCTTTTTCCCAAGTAGTAGACATACTGAATGATGGTATTTCTTTAAGTACACCAGCATAAGAGTACATTTTTACTGGATGTGTATCGTCAGAAGGACTTCCATCATATGTTGTAAGTTCAAAGAAATTGTTGCCATATTCCCTATAAAGCTCAGAATTTATTTTTTTCTTTTCTGTTTTTAAAGTATCATATTTGTATGGTTCTGGCTTTTCGTTTAAAGCTAATTTTGAATGTTTTTCTATTGCTTTTGTTGCTTTTTCTGTTCCTTCTTCTCTTGCTTTTTGTACTTGTTCAACAGTTAATGGCTTGTTTTTATTCTCTTTTGCTGTTTTTTGAAGAGATTCTGTTGTATAATGTGCTTCTACAGTTTCTTGGGTTTGTTTATTTGTTTTTAAACTAGCCATTTTAGCTGCTTCCATGCCAGCCATTCTTTGTGCTTGTATATCTGCTTGTGAAACAGCTGCACCATTAATCATTGTAAAATTAGTTGCCATAATCTATTTATGATAGTCATAAATATAGCATGCTAGGATTAGGCATACAGAAGTTTTGGAATATGCGACCTAAATTACCATTTAGATTTAAGGTCCAGTTCTATACTGAAATAGAAGAAATTTATAATATAGATGAGATACTAGCAATTTCATTGACCAATATAAATCTTCCAAAAATGGAAGGCCATGCTGGCGAAGGATCTTTGTATCTTGGCGATACTGTATATACTATTCCTGTATGGAGTTTAGGCTCTAGGAAACTGGAAATTACATTTGAAGAAACAGACAATATGGCTATTACCAGATTTATTGATGAAATCCATAATAAATCTTGGAGAAAGAACCCATATAGAATTACGATTATAGTTCACCAGTTTGATGAAAAAATGCGAGAAGATAATTCTAAGCCGACAAGATACTCACAATCTACTGGCTATGTGTGTCATTTGTGTTCATTTCAAGAGCCAGCATTTAAAAGAGATGGCAATGCAGGACAATTGACTGTAACAGCAACATTCATAATTGATTCAGTAATTGAGAATTGGGATGTAAATAATGAAGGTAAGTATTTGGTTGCTGGTAATACTGATTCCAATGAATTAAATGGCTACAATGATGAAATTGATTTCAAGGACAATAGCCTCAAAACTAGAGTAGATACAAGTAATTTAGATAATAATGAAGAAAACTCAAAAAAGAGACTTGAAGAATTCAAAGGTGATAATGTCAAAAGGGAAGAAAACTATCAAAAACTATTGTCTGAACTTAAAGCTGCTGGTGTTGATAGAAGTGATACTGCTGCTGTGGTGAACTATTTGCAGAAGAATGGTTATATTACTGCTGGCTATAATAAAGAATTGAATGGTCTATGTGCTACTTCTACTTATGTTGTAGCTGCTATTACATCTGGACAAGAAAAGCTAGGTAATACTGCTGGTCATGGTGAAAGTCAAGATCTATCTAATTATGGCTATAAAAAGGTAGATAGTGGAAAAGGAGCAGCAAAATTAAAGAAATTGCTTACTGATGGTAAATTACGAGAAGGAGATGTAATCAACATTTCTTATGCAGATGGTGGAAAATATGGTCATGCTGTAACTGTTGTAAAGAATAAACAAACTAACAAATTGGAATTCGTGTCAGACTTTAGACAACAATCTATTCATGGTCAATCAGATGAAAATAGAGTTGGTGATTGGTATATACAAAGGAGAACATAATTGTCACTTGTTAATCTTACAGATTTTTGGAAATTAAAATCAATCAAATTGTCCGATGCATTTGAGGTTTTAATCCAGTATGAAGAACGTCGGCGAATTTATTTCTTTGCCAACTTGTTGCTCTTTTACTGTACCAAAAATTGAATATGAAGAAGAAACTTTGTCTTATGGAAATATAGAACAAGTATTCCTTACACCAAAATATGATTCTTGTAAGGAATTAACCTTGGAATTCTTTGAAACTTACCTTACAGAAAACGATATATTCAATTCTTCTGTTACACTATCTAGAATTTTCAAGTATATTGATTTGACTGTAAATCAAAAATATATAGGTGTATTAAAACAAACAAATTATGCTGACTATCAAAAACACATGATAAATTCCATTGTAGTGAAAATAATGGATAATAAACTACAAAACTATGTCTACCAATATGTTTTTGGAAATCTTAAAGTAATAAATTATACAATCTACAATCTTGATTACCAAAGTGATAACCCATGTAAAGTATCTGTTACATTGTCTTTTGAAACATATGAAAAAGGAAGCATAAAGGAAGAAATAAATTATGGTGTGACAGAAACACAAGATACACCACCAGTTAATGATAAACGAGATACTGTTGAAGAAACAATTGAAAATAAAATTGAATCAGTTAATCCTCCTGATTCTACAACAACAAATGATTCAAGTGAGAATACAGATCCATTTGAAAATCTAGAAAACACAATAAGTCAACAAGAAAGTGATTATAATAGTTTACTTGAACTTGAAAATATGGAAGATTTGAATGTATCAACAGATGCTTCTACACAAAATCCTGCACCAAGTCAATCACCTTCAAATGTAGAAACAAGTCAAGACGAACTAGGTAATAGAAAAGTTGAAAATGAAACTGGAACATTGTATAATACAACTGGTGGTAAAACATACTATGAAGACAAGGAAAGCGGTAAAGTCTATAATGTTGATAATGAATTACAAGAATCAAATGCTCACGAAGGTCTTATATCTATAACTAGAAATGGTGATACACAATACTATACTTCTATGATAGACAAAGGAGAAGAAATCTATAGAGGTAAAAATGTAACTACAGAAGTAAATACATCTGAACATGCTAAACACTACCAAGACAACATTGGTCAATCAAAAGAGCCAAACAACATTGGTAATCCACAAACTTCAAATACAGGTGGACAAGGTGCTGCGGACGCAGCTGCCAAGGCTAAAGCTGCAGCACAAGCTAAAGAACAAGAAAGAAAACAACAAGCATTGGCAGAAGCAAATAGAGGGAAAATTAGAGGAGCAGCACCCGGTAATAGAGGTGCTTCAAGTGGTAGCAAGAATTCTTCTCCTTTTGCAGATGACAGTAGAAAATTTGCTGAAAATGAAGCAAACAGGTAATAAATAATGTATGGCAGTAGATTCTATTTGGTCAAATAATTTTTACAATAATCCACCCGTTCCCAAATGGATGTTTGAGATGGATTTCACCCAGCTCATTATAGATGATAAGAATAAATTGGGATATGGCTCTATTTTGTCTAAGGCAGTTGTAAGTTGTTCATGGCCAGAAAGAAACATTACAAGTATACCTGTATATTTTGCTGGTGTAGAGGGAAAATACCCAGGAAGAGTTTCTAATTCTGGTGAGTTGGAAATTAAGTTCAATGAAAATTCTTCATTCCTAGTAACGAAAATTTTGGAAGAATTGTTTCATGCTGATTCTGCTTGTGATGCTTACTATGAAAACAAAGGTTCTTATTCATTCAACAAGAAATTTGAGAAAACTAGAAGAACAATAAGGATGCTTCTGTTGGCACCAGTTGACGATAGAATCATTATGAATCCTTATGGTGAAAAGGAAGAAAAAAGACCAGTTGTAATTGAATTCCATAATTGTTGGTTGTCTAAAATTGGTAGTGAAGAATTCTCATACGAAAACAATGAAGATACTATCACAAGGACAGCCACATTTACTTACGATTACTTCAAAGTCCTTGGTAATGGCGAAACAAACATCAATGATACTTGTGCCGGAGAAGTATAATGGCTTTAATACAATTAAATAAAGAAGTATTGATGAAACCACCTTCTAGTCCAATAGCAAACCATATATTCAATGTGGCTTTCTTCTATGATGGTGGATCTGAAAATGACCAAGGTTATACACTATTAAATGATACTGATAGAAGTATGATAGCCATTAGTGTTGATTTGCCTTCATTCAGTACATCCATTGTAACTAGGAAATTCCTTGGAACTGAAAAATCATTCCCTGTTTATAGAAGCAATGGTGGTGAAACATCATTGGTATTCTATGCACATACAGAACCAACAGACAACGATTTTATAGTATATAACTTCTTTAAAGACATAGCAGAAAATAGAGAGAAAAAATACTATCACCACGAATTTTATAGAATTTTTGACAAAATTGAGATTAAAGTTGGCGATATGAAAGCAAACGAAATCTACACTTACCATCTAATGAACTGCATTGTAACGAAAATTGACCAAGGAAGTCTTTCATACGAAGGTTCTGAAGCAGTAAAATTTACAATGACTGTACATTACGATGATTGGTTTATTGATTAAGGATTGGTTATGGGTATAGCAGATATTTTATGTGAATACATTTATGGAAGCTTTCTATTGATAAAAGCTGCATTGGAAGTAGCCATAAAGACTGCTAAGGCCTTAATTACTGCCCTTGATACACTATTCAATGCTTTAATGTCTTGGTGTAGATTCATTCTTGATATAGGGATAGAAACCATCTTAAATGCCATAAGGGTCTTCCAAAAATGGCTGGTAGACCAATTACTAAATTTTGATTTTGATGCAATATGCCAAGGATTATTCAAATGTACTGAATTCCTTGAACAAGTTCTTGACCCAAATTCATTGCTGTGTAGGACATTAAGGAAATATACGAACTACAATCCAGGACCACAGGAAGAACTATACAAAGTAGTTGGAGACTTTAAAGAGTTCAAGAACCAAATTTGTGCTTTTGGATTTACATACAATTTTGGTTTGAGTGCGGTCAAGGAAATGCTAAACGAATACTATGGAATGTGTGACGAATTCCTTAAGATGCTAGACAGGAAAAAAGAACAGATTAGAGTTCAATTACAAAATTATGTTAATTTCTTGATTGACATTGGTGTATTTGATATGCTGGATAGATTGAAAAAGTTCTTTGATTGTGTTCTTATTGATACTGAAATCTGTTCAACCATTAGGACAGCAAATTCCTTCTATAAGACAGCATTGAGAAAACTCTATCTTGAAGAAAAAGGAGAAGGCTATCAGATAGATTCAAATGTGTCTGCTCAATACATGAACATATTTGATAGTAGAATAAACCAGTTAAACAATGGTAAGAATGAATTGAGAAAACTAATTGATAGCATGCTCAATCCTTCACAAGTCAATGCTGCTAACAATGCTTTCAACTTGGCTTCCAACATTTTCCCTGGTGGTGCCTCTTGGGATGACATAAAGAGCGGTAACTTTTGGAAAAAGAACAAGTGCTACCAATACTTCAAAATGGAAAGAAGAAAATTCATTGCTGCATTCCGTAACGAGAATACAGAATACGAAAGTATGAGTACTGATTCTATCCTAGGTTCAATGGAGATAAACGATGATGCTGGTTTCATTGAAATCAAAGTTCCTTCTAGCGATGGATTGGTTACGAAACGATACGAAGCAAATGAAAGCATTGGTCTAACCTTGGAGAAGATTGAAGGTGGGCTTGACTACAATACCAAGATCACGAATGACCAGATAAATACAAAGACAGCATTGTATGACGAAAAGACCGGTAATGTAATTTCTTCACAATGGGCAGCCATTGACATTGCTGTCAACGGTAACGAAGATCTAAAAGACCAAGTAATGAGAGTTGGTGGCATCCGTGGTTATACAAACGAGAACGAATTGATGACAGGATTTTAATTTATGAACGCATTGGAAAAACAGAGAGATATACTATTTGAAGCTTGCAAGAGAGTGGCAACCGACCAAAAATGCCCAAAATGGATTGCAGATTTTCTCCGAGACGAAGTAATGAAAGCAAAGCAAGTAAAAGAAGATTTTCCTGACCTAAAGGACTGCCAGGAAACACCCCATACTGACCAGCCATTATCAGTTAATGATATTGTAGTTATAACTAGTAACGGGGTCTCCTGTGTAGCAAAGCTTGTAAATGAAGCCATTCCTGTAGACAATGTTAGATTGTTTGATGTCCAAGTGGTAGAAAACAATAAGAACCACCAGATAGGACAAGTTTTCCACAATGTTCCTGAATCGCTAATGAGAAGGAGATAAAACGATGCTCCCATTGAGTGCAAATCCAGATTTTAAAAACATTGGAGAATCAAAATCGCCAAACCCATACTATGACATCAATGGTGACTTGATGTCTGATAAAGTTGAAGTCTATGGTCACGAAGCACTAGACCAAGCCATTGAGACTGTGCTGTGTACTGAACCATACGAAAGGATTTTCAATCCAGGACTTTGTTCGCCATTCTACAAGCTCCTTTTTGAGAACCATACGCAAGTAGATGGCATTATTGACGAAGTAGTTGACCAGATTGAATACTGGGTTCCAGTAACAGTAATTAGGGACAAGATGGATGTAAAAATAGTTCCTAACGAACATTGTGTAAGTCTACAAATTCCTTATGTATCAAATGATGGAAAAATTGCCCATGTGTTTAGTAGAGTAATTAGTAAGTAGATTAAAAAAATCATAAATACTATATGATAATAACAAAATCATATAAATTACGCTTATATCCAACGAAAAGTCAACAAGTCTTTTTCAATAAGACTATGGGATGTTGTAAAGTAATTTATAATGAAATGCTTTATAATTTATCTGAAAATTATAAAAATGGTATAAAAAAGGATAAATTTAAACTTTTTAAAGATATAAAAACTAAGTATAATTGGATGAAAGAATCAGATAGTGTAGCTTTGTGTTCAACTTTTATTGATTTAGATACTGCATACAACAGATTTTTTAAAAAGCAATCTAAATTTCCTAAATTTAAGAAAAAGAAAGATAAAAATTCTTATAGAAATAACACACCAAGAAAAATTAATAATTTAATTAATAATAATTATATTAAATTATCCAAAATTGGTTTGGTGAAATTTAGACAAGATTATGATTTTGCAAAATTAAATATAGTAAAATATAGAAATTATACTATTGAAAGAAGTAAAACTAACAAATACTATTGTTCTATTTGTGTTGATGTAGAACAAAATGAATATGAACATACTGGTGAAATAATTGGCATTGACTTAGGTATAAAAGATTTGGCTATAGATTCTAATGGTAATAAGTATTCAAAACCAAAATTTCAACAAAAATCAGAAAAGAAAATAAAACACTTACAAAGATTATATAGTAAGAAACAAAAAGGTAGCAAGAATCAAGAGAAAGCTAGATTGAAATTTGCTATCGCTCATGAAAAACTGAGCAATAAAAGAAAAGACAACCTTCATAAATTAACTACTAAACTTATAAAAGAAAATGATGTAATCTGTATAGAGAATCTATCAGTTAAAAATATGATGAAGAATCACAGACTTGCTAAAGCTATACAAGATGCATCATTTGGAACTTTGGTTAATATGTTGAAATATAAAGCAACATGGCATAATAGGAAAATTGTAGAAATCGGACAATTCTACCCAAGTTCTAAAATATGTAATTGTTGTGGTAATAAAATGAACTACATGGGGCTTGAGGTAAGAGAATGGACTTGTCCTGTATGTGGTGAACATCATGACAGAGATGTTAATGCCGCTATCAATATAAAGAATGAAGGTTTAAGATTATTAGACACACAAAGTACCGGTGAGGTGCCGGAAACTGGCTCTGCTCTTAACAAAGAGTACATTGCTGCTAACGCAGCACCTATGCTTGTGGAGAACCCAACTATGGATGACAAGTCAGCAATGACCCTAAAAAGTAGTGTTTCTATGAAACAGGAACAATATAAAAAGGATTGAACCTATGAATATAAGTTTTCGTGAATATGTGAAGCTCCAACAGAACAAAGCCTACAATCACCAAAATGTAGAAATTCCTGTTGTGAAGAAAGAAATTGTAACACCTGTTGTATCTGCACCTGTAAAAGAAAAGGATGCATTTGACTACATCAAGGAAATAAACCCACAGATTTGGACCGCAAAAATTGTCAAGAATAAAAAATACTTGTTCTACAATGAGCATTATCTTGACATTACCAATCTAGCGACTGAATTAAAGACTCTCTATACAAACAAAGGCTATCATAACTATGGTTTTTCAAAGTTGGATGAGAGTGATCTGATTAGATATACTACTGTAAGGGATGTCTTGGCTAAAGAATTCAATAGTCCAAATAGTGCCACAGAACTTGATGCTAAAGAAGTAGCATTAAGTCTATTCAATAATGAATTGAAAGATTTTGAATGGAAACCTCAACCAGTAATTCTTAAGTAGGTATATAACTATGAACACGATGTCTAACAATCTATTGGAAGTAAAATTGCTTGTTGAACCTTCTATCATTGAAGAAACATTGACTAGAATGGGTATTCCAGATACGAAAAACAAGATTCTCTATCAGTCATGCCATCTTTTGAAACATTTTGGTAGTTACTACATTGGGCATTTTAAGCAATTATTTGTCCTTGGTAGAAGTAAAGATGGTTTTCCTGGATTTGGTAATGTAAGTATGGAAGATATAGAAAGGAGAAATTCCATTGCTTACTGTCTACAGAAATGGAATATGATTGAGATAATTAAACCAGAAGAAATCGCTGACCATAATGTAAGAATTTTTGTACTTCCACATAAAGAGAAACATAATTGGCAATTAGTTAAGAAATTCAATGTAAAGAACCTAGAAAATGTTCAAGGAGAATAATATGAATTTACAAGAAGCAATAGAATTTTTAGACCAACAAGGTTATTATTTAACTGAAAATAATAGTGATAAATCAGCTGGTGATTGGTATAATGAATACAATAAACTTGGTGGCCGTGTATATGATATTGAAGATTTATTTGCTGAAATTTTTGGATATTTTCCTGAAAATGATAATAGTGATTGGATGGATGAAGTAACTTATGATGAAGTAGTAGAAAAACTTGGTACATCAGAAGAAGTTGTTGCCAAAGAATCTAAACAAAGAAAAATAAAAATTGATAATCTTTTATCATATGTAAATAAAATTCTTCCTGAAGTAGAAGATATTTTACAAGAAAAAATTGATATAAGTAATGGTAAATATGATACTCATATTGAATTTAACCAAGAATTTAAAAATAATAAAGTAGTTAAATTAAATGGTATTAATTGGGAACATGCTGCTGCATGGATATGTGATAATGATAATATTACATTTGCAGTAAAAAATGATGATTTATATGGAATCATTTATGATGGTATTATGTTCCATACTGTAGATGATTTAGATGAATATATTAATGGCTAAAAGAGTTAATTATGCTATTGAGTGAAGAAAACAAATTTTGAAAAAAGCTGGTTTCTTGATGGAATCCAATACTAAAGATTTGGTTAAGACTTTTTGGGATAAAAGAAAAACAGGTGATACATTAACAAAAGAAGAAGTTGAATTGTTCTATAAATTAAATAGTTTTTCTGCTGGTTTAAGTAGAGTTTTTGAAAAAGTATGTGGTGAATATTGTGACTATATTAGGAAAAAACTTTAATAAATATTCTGAAGTTTATGAACCACCTGAAGAAGATGATGACCCTTGGGCAGGTGTAGAAACTATGAGTGATGCCCAATTAAAACGCTGTGGTAACTGGCACTAAAATTTAACCAGATTTTAACCAAAAAGAGCCTTTTCTATGGCTCTTTTTTGGCGTTATAAATATAGCATAGGTGAAATTATATGCAAAGTTACAGTGAAATTTTTAACATACAGAAAACTACTCTGCCTTTATCCAAGAAAGATTTGGAAAATGTGCTGTCTAAAAGTATGTTTACTGGGTATGTTCAATGTTCTTACAATGTGCTAGTCCAAACACTAAAGAACATTGCTACCGCAGATACTTATGTCTGCACCATTAACCCAGATCTAATGTTCCAAATGAGTAATAACCCATTTTCTAAGGCAGATTGTATAATTCAAATAGAAGGTACAAGATACTACGAAGAATTCATAAACAAAGTAATCACGAATGATGATTCTAAAGAATGGACTGACTTCATTACTTATTCTGAAACATTCAAGGACGAATTGAGAGTTCTAAAATGCCAAGTCATAGCCAAATATCTTTGGAATAGGAATAACTTGAATAACTGGTATGAAGAAAAGTCCGTTGCATTGCTTGGTGATGTGAAAGAAAAATTGGCTACAGATTGGGAAACATTCAAGGAAAAAGTCCTAATGAGTGGTGACTTGTATGGTTTTATAGATTCTTGTAACGAAAACAATTTGAATGATGCAGTTAAAGCATTAAGTAAGAACCTTTGTACAAAATTGCAGAAATACAAACCAGAACTAATGCATCACATTATGAACAATAGTAGAAGGGAAACTTCTATTACAGTTAAAAATCCAATCATAAAGCACATATTCATTGTGGCTAGTTTTGCTAAACAGTGTGAAAGAGATTGGCCTATAATCAAGTTCACCACATTGGATAAGAGAAGTTTTGATACATTGAGTATGTGGGAAGGATAAGTTAGATGTTAAAACACAGCGAAACCATAATCAACAACAAGGTAAGAAGACAAGATACCACATGGGATTATCGTTGGGATTACTACAATCCAGATAAAGATGGTACAATCTTCCTTGACCCAGAAATGACTTACGAAACAAATGTAGGCCATGATTCATGGAGATTTTGTGGTGATGCTGATGTCTTGGCTATTACTAATCCTTATATTTGGGATCCGAAACAACCAACTTTCCAGTATCAAGTAGAAGATACTGAATCAGGTGAAGGACCAGATAGTGAAACAGATAATTGGGATGCTGAACATCCTAGAAACTTGTCAAGATACTTGAAACCAGGTGACGATAGATTCATTAGGATTAACAATTCAATACAAAATGTTCACATAAATCCAAATCCACCAAAATTCATTACTGATGCTGGAACTGAATACTTGTCAAAAGAAGCTAAACTAGATGGTAAAAGAAAGAAAGGAAAAATCTATTCAACATCAACCAGGACATTGTATTTTGAATTCGAAGATGAAGTTGGACTTGATTACAAACAAGTTGCTCTATATCTTGGCGATGAAGAAATTGACTGGGGTAATGTAAATCCAGATTCATTTAATGAATTTGATGATAATGGTAACATAATCTATTACTATGATAGAAAATTGGAGAAGGCATTAAAGAAACACTATGTTGATGATAATATAAAATTCAATGCCACCAAAACAGGAACTTATTCTGTTGAAGTTTCGTTGTATGAAAAATGGGCAGATAGAGATAACAAAGGCAACATTACAAATGAAAAAGACATCAAAGAAATTCTAAATGACGAAAAAGAAACTATTGACATTAAAGTAGGTGACGAAACTTATACAAAAGAAAAATACAAGACTTCAAAATTAAACTTGATTGTTTGGGATTTAAGTGGTAACTACACAATCTACCATATTAAAAGACCATTCAATAGTATCTCTATTGAAGACATGGAAAGTCTACAGAAAATTGAAATACTATTCACAAGCATTGAACCAGACAACTTCTATCTTGAAAATGGTATTGAAGGAAAAATCGTTACCAAATTACAGAATCCAAATCCATGTCTTTTTGAATATGAGAATGTGGCACAATTAGAAGAATCTGTGCCTAGTGAAATGTCTGGTAAAGCAGTAGGACAGATAGACATAAGTTCATATGAAGCTGACGATAACAGATACCATGTGCCTCTTGATGGCATTAGAGAATTCATAATCACACACATTACTGAAAGTGGTTATGTTGTAGTTGAAGCATGGGTAGAAACTGGTTTTGCAGAGATTGATGCAGAAATCAAGGAAAGAACTTACAACGAAGCAATCTGTGGCCCTTGGATATATGGTGCAGAAGGTAGAAAATACAACATTATGGTTGATGTTCCAAAGTTCCTTGAAGGAAATCAGTTTGGTGACTTCATGGAATTTTTCCAGTTATACATCAATACAATCTATAAAGGACTGGATGAAAATAAGAACATTTCTGCATTGGAAAAAATCGCCCGCATTGGAAACATGAATGACATTCAACAGATTGAAGATTCATTGGTTTACCATTATGCCAAAGAACACGGTAACGAATTTGATTTCAACATTGAATCCTTGAAGAATGTGAACTTGGTAAACAATGGTATTGGTTTTACCAACAGGGATGTGAAAGATACATTTGACATCGTAAAATATGTTCTAGACCAGTTACCAAATTATAATAGCTACAAAGGAACTAATACTGGAATTCAAATGGCTATCAAAATGTTTGGATTCACATGTAAAGTAATAAATCTGTGGTGTCGCATAGAAAATGAAGTTGAAGAAAATCCTATTTTCGTTGAAGAAGATAGATTGCTTACAAAGAATGGCAACTTTATGACTTCTCGTTTTACTGTTGAACTTGATGGTAGCACCAATCTATTTGAAGTATTCAATGAAAATGTGGATATGTTCATTAAACTCATTAAGAGCATCAAACCATTGTGTAAAATACTTGATTTAATCAAATACACAATCTATGTTGAAAAAGACATGAATGTGATATATGACTTAAATAGCATTACTGATGATACATCTGATGAATTGACTTATGAAATGAAGTGGACATTTGATAATAAACATCTTAAAGATGTGAAGAATATTAAGTATTTGTGTAAACTAAACGATACTACTGGTACTGCAGATCTATTTTGTCTAAACTATCATCCTGATTTAACGATTACTAATAGTTCTGGTGAAGAAGTAAAGAAACCTTCAATGGTTCACGATATTTTAGGTAAACTATTTACTACACATTATAAAAAACTGTATCTAAGATTTACCAAACATAATGGTGATTTAGAAGAAAAGATTACATACGAATTTGACGAAAGTGGCATTATAGCTGTATTGAATAGTGGTTCATTGTTCATGTATTTTGAAAATGCAGCAGAAGCCACGAACTGTTACAATATCATAAAGAAATTCTTTGATTTTGATTCACTAGAAAATGATAATGATTTTTATATAACTGTAGAAATGAAGTTTAAATTACAACCAGGAACAGATTATGGTTTGGGATTAAATCCAAACTAATGAACGCTGTCACTCTGCTAAAGCAGAGGACCTTCTATAGAGGTCATTTATTAACAGTTCCGACTCAAGGTTACTGTTGTAACCAGTATCAATCGGCTTAGGTACAGGTGTACCAGATTCCCCGGTTCCGGCAGGGTACTTTTCTTTTAAAATTCTTAAACCTTCATTAAGAATGTTAATGGCTGCATTTTCATCTCTATCTAGTTTTTCTCCACATATAGGACAAATCCAGAATCTTTCGTCTAGTTTCAATCCTGTATATTTGTAACCACAATGATGACAAAGTTTAGAACTTGGAAAGAATCTATCTACTTTTAAATAGATTCTATGTTTTTGTTCTGATTTGTACTTAATCATATTACAAAAACTAGAAAAACTAGCATCTTGTATAGATTTTGCCAAGTTATGGTTCTTTAGCATACCTTTAACATTCAAATCTTCACTAACAATGACTTGGTTTTCGTTCACTATTCGTGTTGAAATTTTATGTTGAAAGTCTTTTCTTTGATTTTTAATATGTTCATATAGTTTTGCTATCTTTAATTTCTTTTCGTTATAGTTTTTACTGGAATTTTCCATTTTTGACAAAAGTCTTTGTTCTTTAGCAAGTTTCTTTTGACTTTTTCTAAAGAATTTTGGATTTTCTATTACAGTTCCATCATCAAATATAGCGAAATCTTTTAAACCCAAATCAAATCCAGTAGCATAAAATTTTGGTTCTTTATATTCTGGCTCTTCCATTTCTACACATATAGAAGCATAATAGTTACCGCAATGTGATTTAGATATAGTTACGTTATTGATGTGTACAGTTTTCCAATCTAAGTCATTATAGTTAGCAAACTGTACTATACCTAATGATGGGATTTTAATATGGTTTCTGTCAACTATTCTTATATCGCCAGTATTTGATTCTTTAAGTTTTGATGGATAAGTACATCCTATTCTAAAGGAATCTTTACATTTTCCTTTCTTTTTGAATTTTGGAAAGTTCTGTTGATTTTTGGTTTTACCAGATTTAGCATTAAAGAAGTTCTTAAATGAATTCATACAGTCATTATAAGAATTACAGATTGATTGTGCAGATACAACTTTAAGAAAATGCCATTCTTCTTTTAAGGATTTGATTTTTGGATTGAATGAAAGTTTATAATCTTTCCACAGTTCTTTTTTCATACCAAGGACTTTATTATATACAAAACGAGTACATCCAAAGGTTCGTTCAATGACCCTTGTTTGTCTAACATTTGGATATATTCTTATGTTTAGTCCTTTTAGCATATTAAAAATCCTATTTGTAGGGCTAGTACAAATAGGACAAAATGACATTACTGTCAATTTTTAATTCTATTATTGTTATCTAGCCCACAACAATGATTTCTATTATATTTATATAAGTTTCCTTTTAAAAATTGTTATTTTCATGCTAATTCATACCACCATGCTAAAGCATTTTTTCTTGATAATTTCGTTATAAATAGTATATAATATGGAAAATAGTATTTTTTATAAGAATGTAAAATGTGTATTTACCAATGAAGGTAAATCTATTTTCGCTCAGCAGCCTGAAGGTGTAAAATTCTCCAAAGTTGGTGCTATACTATTTTCTGATACTTATAAAGCAATAGAAAATGAATATGTAACAGACAATAACCTTAAAATACTAGAAAATTTTGAACTTAGACACATGAAGAAATATACTACTTTAATTTATCAAAAAATAGACTATTCTTATAATGGTTCAATCTTTACTCCAAAAAACATAGACAAATATGATAATGCTTATGATGATGTAGACAAAGTATTACCAATTCAGATTGCTTATGGTAATGACGAAATTTTAAATGAAGATCAGGAAATTACATATGACAAGTATATATCATATGACATGATTTTGCGTACTAATTCATTATCTGTTGATACAATGTCTAATATGAAATTCGATGGATTTATACTTGTTGGTCTTCCACATAAGACAACAACAGAAGATTCAAATGAAGCACTATATAAAGATCAAAATTTTGCTTCATTAGCCATATTCTATTTTCCAGGTGAGAATGAAAAACTAGAGATTGTATATGGTCAACTAAAGGAAGTAGCAATGAATGTTGAACTGCACATTCATATGGATGATGCTATAAAATTAAAAGATTTGAAATATGTAAATTACGAAGAAATTGAATTGAAAAAACCATTAAGATTCATTAACGGTTTACACATGGTCAATGATGGTTTACACGATAGAGGTTAATGCTTATGCCAATGAATATAGGAACTGACCAGAATTTTTTGATTTCAAATGCTCTTCCTGAAGACTTGAAGAGTGTAGATTCATTCGCCAAAATGAACATTATGACAGAAGCACATGAAGATCCTTCAACAAATGTGCCTCAAATCGTTCTATCACAGACCACAGACAATGTGATTAAGACTTGGAATGGCGATAGATTGATGATTGACTATGCAAGTGGTAACGATGGTGCTTACTTCTCTATCTCCGAAGTTACTGGCTCATACAGAAATAGATTGAATTTTGAACTGTTTGGTCAAGACAATTCATATAATGGATTGGTAGAAGGAACTTATGGTAATTCACTAATCTATTCTAGAAGTAATAGATTGAACTTGGATTCACATGATTTAAGTTTCATTCATTCAAATTACAATATAATAAATGCTACTGGAATAAACAACATCAATTTCCTTCAGTCTGACAACAATACATTCAATGCTAACTTGGATAATGGTGAATATGCTGGCGTAAATGAAATTGGACTATACAATTCTGACAACAATACATTCAGACCAACGAATAAGCTCAATAGTGCCAATAATGCTTACTCTGGAAATTCCATAAAAAACATTGTAATGTTCAATTCTGACAACAATACCATAAAAGGAAGGACTGAATCGGTTGGCTATAATGGTGTTAAAGACAATAAGACTACTTTTATAAACAGCAATAGTGGTTTCTATAACTTCAATTCAGATCAAGATTCCATTACAATGATTGGCAACAGTTATGGCTATATTGACAACATTAGTGGTGGTAACATAATCGGTATTGGTCAAGGCCTAGTACAGAATGGTGGTAATAGCGATAAGATCATTCTTGGCTTCTATAACGAGAATTCCACAAATCCAGATGAACTTTTGATTGTTGGTGATGGTAAGCTTAATAGGAATGTCATATCTGGTTTCAATAGCAATCCACAAGCAACATTGAGTAGTGTTACTGGTGTTGGTGCTACTGCATTGAATTCAAACAACTATAGACATAACATTTTCACTGTGAACAAGAATGGCTACATTACAATATCTGACTACAAGATTCCTTCTAACTCTGCTAGATATGGCTATAACGGCATTACTGCTTATGTAAATGGTGCTGTTTACGATGTATCATTTGAAGATCTCTATAACAAGATTGATGGTAACGATGCCATTGACATGATACAGGAAAAGATAGATTCCTATTCAAAACAAATTCAGAATAAACTAGATAGCATGCCTACTTTGAGATACGAAACTTTTGAAGATCCAAGTGGACTTGCTTCTAATGTTAAGACTTCTGCTTACTTGAACATTGAAGCACCTAGTGGTGTTGATGCAGCCATACAGATTTCCAATCTTGATTCTTATACTAACAATAGCATATTGAACATTTCTTATCAGCCTGACATCAATAGCACAAATAAGAGATTGCCTGCCACATTGATTTGGACTAACTACATTCCTGTTGAAGCTGGAACACCACAAGTAAAATATGTCTATTCAACCGACATCTATCCATACTGCACAAAGCAATTTATATTCTGTAAACCATTCTATCCATTGGATAAGAATTCACAAAAACCATTCAGTGGATTGACCTTGATTGAACAGGAAACGAAGAACAACATTGGTATTAGTACAGCTACATTGCCTATTGTTGCTAGTAATTGGGTTGTACAAAAGACAACTGTTGTTGGTGAAGTTAGTTCTTACACATATTACTGTGGCCCTGATGATAATTATGAAGCAGATAATTGGACAACTGTTGATGAATCTTCATATGAATACACAATATTTGATGATAAGAATTCTGCAACTAATATATCCACTCAAGCTACAGCGGCTGGTGAACAAAACATCAATGTTATTCCTGTAATATTATAGAATCATATCATAAATAGATAGTATGGAAGTTTGGTTTACAAATACATGTAAAGAAAAAATACTTCACGCAAGAGAAGGTTTGAAATTTGCTCTACGTGGTTATGCTTTCTATTCAGATTTTGAATTGCCTGATGTTGGTGCAGAAACAGATACAGAAGAAGCTAAAGCTAAACTTCTAAATCTTAGTGACTTGGAACCTAAATATGTTATAACAAACGAATATAAGTCTGGCACAAATATACAAGACAATCTATATGATTTGACATTCATACCTGCTGCTGAAAGTAAAATCCTTGATACCACGCCAGAAAAAGAAAGATACATTGGTTCATTTGGTATCTACGATTTTCATATAAACAAAGGTCTATTCAAAGAATTGCCAAAAACTATAAGTTTTATTCTGTTGATTGGTGAAGAATTTGATGAAAATGAAACTAACATAAAAGATTTGAATAGAGCATTTTTGGCTGGTATTATACAATTACCAGAACAAATAGAAATTACTGAAAATGAAGTTTTCAATCCAATGAAAATCGTTCTTCAGATTTCTATGTCTGATATAACAGAAGCACCAGAAAACAAATGTGTTCTTGTCAATGAAGATTTTGATAGTCTAACTATCAACGAATACCCTAAGAATATCAATACTATTCAACTTGACGAAAACATTACATTGAATCCAGACAAAAGAAATAGTGACTATAAAGAAGAACTTGACATAATTGATCCTACTATAAAGACCAAACAAATTCCAGCTAGAATTGCTGTATTGGATAAGTCAGATAAAATTGTAAACAACTGGAACATTAAGCCAAGGGTGATGGTTGGTCTTGATAGGCCAAAGAAAATTACCACACCACACATACAGTTGTCTTACTATAAATCTGGTGAAGATGAAGTAAAAATAAATTCACTATCTTTTACTTATGACCCAGATAAAGGTTATTTCGCATTAAATAACGATGATGGCATTGACAATCTACAGGTTGACATATTCCCTGAAGATATAGAAGAAGAAAACAAGCATTGTGTAAAAACAAGAGTAAAGCCAAAAAATGTTTCTTTAAGATATGACAATTACTCTGCTTCAAAAAGTTTCTTCAAATTTGATTCACACGATAGCAAATATAGCGAGAAGATCAATGATGTATTTGAATGGGAAAATAGAGGAAATGTTCTTGATAGTACATCTGCAAATGAAACATTGACTTTGATTAATTCAGACAATAATAGTTTGTCTGGTGAAATGAAATCCAACCTATTGATGGATTCTAATGGAAATGAAATAAGTGGTGAATTTGATTCTTTGAATATAATAAACACCAACAATACACACATCAGTAATAAGTTCGGAAAAAACCTTAATACTGTCATTATTGGTGGAAGTGGTATAAATTACGATTCATTGGAAAGCACTAATACATTCAACAATGACAACATTACTTTCATTGGTTCTAACATAAAAAGCACATATTCACCAGTATTTGGTAAAGACTTCTTTGAATTTGGTGAACCACAACATATTAAAGGTGTATTTGACTATTGGTCAGCAACTTCTTTGGTTGAAAGATTTAACTCTTATGTAAAAGTCGGAATTAACAAAAATACTGAAGATTACTACGATACTAACCACAATATACAGAACCAAGCAATGATTGGTTTTGGTGGATTGAATGTGCAGAAATTCCAGAACAATGAAGTATACTATTCATCTGCTATACAAGTTGGTTATTCTGAAGAATTGAACAATTATCAACTTCATTATTTTGGTGACAAGACCACACAGAACAACAATAACTATTCTGTTGTATTTGGTAACTATAATGCCAATTACAATTTGTCTGGCTTGTCTGCTATTACTGGCTTAAAACTAAAAGAAGCAATGATGTATAATGGAATTGATGGTGTAGGCGAAAAACCATTTACTGATGTATTCTCGTCTTTCTATAATCCCAATTTCATGTATTCAGATGATTCTGCTAAAGCAACCGCTGAATCAGGAGCTACAAGTTCTATTACTTATGCTAACATCTATAAACTATTGTTCAACCATACACAAGATTCCATATTTGCTGGGAGCAGTTATTCTGCTGACTGGGGTAAGATTAAATACGATGAAGGCGACATGTCCATCAACAAGATCGTTGTGGTTGGTAATGGCCTAGCATACACAGATAAGAATGTAACTGGCCATTCACCAGCAGAATTTGCTTCAAAACAAACTAATATGTCTGATAACTGTAATCGTTTGGACTTGTTCTCCATTGAAAAAGATTCTTACCAGTTAGTCCACAACAATACATTTGACATCAATCCACACTATTCAGCAACAGAAGTAGCAGAAATACCAAGTATGTTTGCTGTCCGTGGTATTGACCAGATTCAGCAAGAATATAGTTACCATTTCATTAGTGGATATAGTGCAGAATCAGGTAAAAATGTAAAGTTCATTGATAAAGAAATGTATCAGACAAAGAATAAGTATTTTCTACATCATAGTGTCTATACACCAAGTGGAATTTATATCCCATTGAATAGAAGTTCAAATGATTTATACAAACTATCTACACAGAACTTGAAAGGATTGGTTAAAGGAAATATAATTGCAGCTAGCAAATATCCTTCTTATGAAAATTTTGAAAACTTACTCAACACCCGACAGACAACAAGAGTTCTCAATACATCTGGATTGACATTCAAATATGTGAATGGATCTGTTGTGAAAGGAAAAGGTAAAGGAAGTATTGCTTCTGCAGCAACAACAAAGACATATACTGAATTTGACATGAAAAGACTATTTGATTGGTATGCTACACAGAACATCTACTATCCAATGAGTGACCAGTATGGTACAGACAATACTGTTTATACTTTCTATATCGTAAACAACAATCCATACAAAGGTTTGAAATTGAAAGGATTCCGTCTTAATAAACATGGAAATTCTACACAAACCCTTTACAAGTCAAAATACATTCCTAAAGGACATTGTTTGAGAGTAGACTATATGGATTGTGGTGTCAAGGGCAGATATGGTGTTATGAATTTTGATTATTGGAATGATGTAACAAATAGTTATTATACATAAGATTATGCCAGAAATTTATACGAAAGATAAGAATGGAAATTTTAAAAGTCTAGGTAATGTGGATGCTTCCAATCTAATAGATACATCTTCTCTAGACAAACTTGTTAAGGATTTTTGGTCTGACAAGAAATCTGGCAAACATCCTGAACTAGCAAAAACACACAGAGACATTCTCTTGAATACTCTAATTGCTAAACCTGAAGATCTATTTGAACAATTGAAGTCAAATACATTTACTTTTCAAAATTTCGGCCCAATGAAAATTGGTAACTTTCTTGAAAAAGCAAAACTTGATTCTTACTTGAAACCACAGTATGTAAAAGATTGTCTTGGTGTTACTACACATCAACCAGCAATCGGTAAGGGTGAATTCTTACTTGTATCATGCTTCAAGAACATAAATTTTTCAAATGAATCTGGCGACTTGATAGATGACGAAGGACAAAGAATTGAAGTAAAAGGAAGTCATGCTCCAATTGGAGGTCCAAAATACTTCAAGCAAATGAACAAGTCAATAATGTTCTCAATCTATAGACTATTCAACACTAATCCTGATTACGAAGATTTTACAATGAATTGCTCTGAAGATTTGAAACAAAAACTAATTGACAATCCTTCTACAATCAAGAAGGTTATGATTCTATTGCAGAACAACACAAAGGAAAGCAATAGTCTAGCAGAAGACATGACTGCATTGTTTAATGAAACTGAAGATTTATTGAACATCGTTGCTGCAGCACACTTGTTTGCTTATTTGAAGTTACAAAAAGCAAAGTTTCTATTTGCTATAAACGAAAAAAGTTTTGCTGGTTTTGAAACACCACAATCTTTGAAGCAATCATACGAAATTATTAAGAACCATTTTAAAGTAAATGGGTGGACTACTGGTAACCGTGGTATAACATTCACATTGAAGGATTAGTGCTATGGCAGATTCAGTATCAAATGTTGCTACACAACTTGGTTCAAAAAGAACCTATGACAATGGTTATGAATCATACATCATAAGAGTAAATGACCCAGATCAAGGTAAAGTAATTGAAGCAGGTTCTATAAAAGAGATTGTAATAGAAGAAAATTTATTCTCACTGCTACCAACAATTAGAATAGAAGTAGAAGACCAAGGTGCTTTCTTTTCTGCTTACAATTTCAAAAATGGTGATAAACTTTATTTTATTGTCACTCCTGTTGTAGCTGATAAGACAGAAGAGCCAAAAACATACATTGATAGTGTATTCGTTATACAGAATATATCTTGTGTTCCTTCTATAGGCAGCCGTAATTACCAATATGTAATAATTGGAATTTATGATGCACAAAGTTACTTGAATGAAATAGCAAGTTATCCAAAAACTACACTTGAATCACTAATAGAACAAAATAGAATGAGAAGTGACCAAGCCATAAGGGAAGTTCTAGATGATACTACTTTGAAATTGACAACTGAAGTTAATGGTGACGATACTTCATTGTGGATTAACTGCAATAAGACAAGAGCACAGTATGTTGAAAAGATTGTAGAACATGCTTGGATTGCAGAAGACGATGCTCCTGTACTATATGCCAATGTTGAAGGAAAAGCATTTTATACTTCTATTAAGACATTGGCCGCTAAAAAGAAACTTTGTACATTCAAGGAAATCAAGACTTATGTGGATGAATTAAAGAATGATGGTGTTAAAGAAGATTTAAATTATCCATATACTTCTATGGAATACTTGCATGCTGCAGGACCGATTCTAAACCAAGGTGGATATAAAGTATGTGCCAACTATTATACACCATACAATGCTGATTCCTTAAAATCTGAAGACATAGCAGAAAAATCTGTAGATGTTCAACAACTATTGACAGATATGGTTACACAAGGAAACTTGGAAGCAGAAGATTTGGCTCCTGCTCAATTGGCAGATGGTAAGACAAAAGGAAAATTCAGAGAAGCAATATATCAACAAGATGACCCATACATTGCTACACAAAGCAATAAAGCACCATCTCAAATGAATAGATTGACGAAATATATAAATGCTGGGATGTATTTCCCAGAATTTCATGACCATTATGACTTAGCACCTGTACATAATGAAATGATTAGAAGGAGCTTTTTCCAGAACTTCGTGAACATGACTGTTGATGTACATAGAATGCCTGACGAATTTAAGACCGGTAAATGTAGACCTGTTCTTGGTGATAAGATTTTCCTTGATTTTTCAACAGTATCAGACATAGACAAAATACATAATGGAAACTACATTATCTGTGGTATATCACATCATTTCAAAGCTTTCCAATCATACACAATGCTAGTGAAATGTGTTACTGATGGTGTATTTGGTAGAGGTTTACTTGATGAACAAAATGATAGCTTATAAGGTGAGATTATGAATGACATTGAACAATTCAGACAATTAATGCAAGGCAATACACAATCCATTGCTACAGATCAAATTGTGCCAAAGAAGAATGAACCAGATCATTCACGATGGACTGGTGTAGTAATAAACAACAATGACCCAGAACAACTTGGCAGATGTCAAATCAAGATTTATGGCTATTATGATGAACTAGCAACCAATAACATTCCTTGGGCTATTCCAGACATCAAGTCTCTTGCTTCAACTAAAGGTAATTTTGTAGTACCAGAACTAAACACGATAGTCCGTGGTTATTTTGACAATGGTGATGATTCTAAACCAGTTTATGATTCTGTGGCTTTCAATAGTTCATACACAGATCAAACAACCAATCCTAGAGATTGGATGTATAGGACAGAAGATTATCCACACACAATGGTATTGTTCCAGACAGACCAGAATGATTACCTTATCATGAATAGGAAAACAGGTGAAATCTCGTTCAACCATCATACTGGGACTGTGACTAAGATTGATAGTGATGGTAACATTGACATTGCTACAAGCATTTACACTAATGGTGGTGCCAATCTCAACATAAATGTAAGTGGTAACATAAACATTAATGCTTATGGCGATACAACTATTAGTGCCATGGGGAATGTAGATGTTCAATCTACTACTGGCCAAATTACATTGGGTAACAATCCTGCGAAACAACTTGTAAATAATTTTACGCAGTGCGTAATTTGTGGGGCCCCACACTGTATAGGTAACATACAAGTAAAGGTCTAATATCATGGATTCATGCGAAGAATTTTATAACAAGTACAAAAAACAATTTGAAGATTGTCTACGCTGTCAAGTTTCTTATGGTAGAGGTTTCTTGATTTTCTACAAGAAAAACACCAACAAAACGGAAATAATCGCACAGTTCAATCTAACAGACATGCTCCTTAATGAAGATACGAAAAACACCATCTATCAGATGGTGTTATGGATTGATAAAGGTATAGTAAGGATTTAACGGTTCAACATCATATCCACTACAAATGGTGGAACTAATGCTGGAATGTTGTCCTTCTTAAGTACATTCAACTTGATTTTTACTTTCTGTTGAAGGAACTTATTGTTGATTGTGTTCTTGTTGTTCAATTTATCCAACAAGTCTTTATAATCTTTTTCTAGTTTATCCTTTTCTTTATTGAATTCTACAATGAGTTCTGTAATACGGGGTTCTTCGTTTTCCATTATCATATTACCTTGTTCATCACGATCCGCATACTGTCTAACAAGTTTCTCGTATTTGTCCTTGAATTCATAAAATTTCGGATCTTTTTCTTCATTGTAGACACCTTTACTAATCTGATTATATGGTGTTTCTAGATACTTGATGTTCTTTGCTACCAACAAGCTCCAGTCAACAGACAATCCAGGTCTGTTGTATGCTCCATAAAAATACTCATAAAGGTTCTTGATTTCAAGTAATGTTACTTCTATTTCTTTTTCTTCCATTATAATTACTCCACAAATTTATTAAGTCCGGTCAATGAATGTGGGTCATCCAATGTATTCAAATTATCATAGAAGTCCAATCCAGTAATCATATTGGCTTCTCTTTCCTTGATTTCGTTCAATGAGAATAAAATGGAATTTGTAGCCAACTGTGTTACATAAGCAAATGCAGATGTAGCCAACTTGTCATTGTAACGGTTAATGTATGTCATTACAGCAATAAAAGCATCCTGAATGATGTCATTGATGTCTTCGTGATTCTTCAATGCTCCTGAAGAACGCAATCTAAATGAGTTAATTCTACCATTGATGATCTTCAAGAAGTAATCGCACATCTCGTTCTTCAACTTATCCAACTTCAATCTAAATTGAGCTTTTTCTACATCAGACATATTGTTGAATTTTTCTTGTAATTCATTAATTGACTTTGATTTGTCTAGAATGAATTTCTTTGCGGTATTATATTTTTCTTCAGTCATCTTTCCCTTCAAATACTTGTTCTCCAATCTTTGAAGATATGCTGGACACCAATCACCGCTTATCGTCTATGTTTATTTTATTGTATTCAATAATGACTTGTCTTAATCTAGCATTATCTACATAGTATTTCTTTTCTTCATCTGTCTTTGCCATAAATTTTTCCTTTATACCATAAAAACTCCTTGTTAAAGTTCAATCTGGTCAATAGTTTTATATAAATTTGCCAAAAAATTCCATGCTTTAGCATGGTGATATGAGTTATCATTATTAAAATATAATAAATTGTTTTAATTTTGTATATATAAAATATAAATTTTAAAACTTAACTTTTATAAATATAATATAGAAATTTGGAAAACATTATTCGCCTTCTGTTACCAAATGAGTTAAAATTATTATCTTTGGAAAACTCATGGGAATTGAAGGCGAAAATAGGTTCCTATGAGTTTTCTTTATGATTATAACAAGAGCATACAAGATTAAATTATATCCAAATAAGGCACAAAAGACTTTCTTTAATAAGACTTTTGGCGGTTGCAGAGTAGTCTATAATGAAATGCTATGGAAAATGTCTAAAGATTATGAAGAATCTAAAAAGAGATATAGTTTAGAAGATAAATACAATCTTTTCAAAGTAATAAAAAACAAATATACTTGGATGAAAGATTGTGACAGTCAAGGTTTAACCCAAATTAGAAAAGATGTGGATTCTGCATTCCAAAATTTCTTTAGAAAAATAGCAAAATATCCAAAGTTTAAGAAAAAGAAAGATAAAAACAGTTATAGAACTGGAATGTGTAATAAGGAAATTTCTAAACTCATACCAGATAAAAATCATATTTTCATTCCAAAAGCTGGATTAGTAGAATTTAGAGCAGATTATGATTTTAATAAATTAAATATAAAGAAAATCTATAATATAACTATTGAAAGAAGTAAAACATATAAATACTACTGTTCAATCTGTGTAGATATAGAAATACATGAATATGAACATACAGGAGAAGTAATTGGTATAGATCTTGGTATAAAAGATTTAGTGATTGATAGTAATGGAAACAAATACAAGAATCCTAAATTTCAAACAAAAGTAGAAAAGAAAATCAAGCATTTGAATAGGTTATATTCAAAGAAGACAAAAGGTAGCAAGAATCAAGAAAAAGCTAGACTGAGACTTGCTATCGCTCATGAAAAACTGAGCAACAAAAGAAAAGATTACCTTCATAAAATAACTACAAAACTTATTAAAGAAAATGATATAATTTGTATAGAAAATCTATCAGTTAAAAATATGACAAAGAATCATAAACTCGCAAAAGCTATACAAGATGCATCATTTGGTACTTTAGTTTCTATGTTGAAGTATAAAGCCGCATGGAATAATAGAAAAATTGTAGAAATCGGAAGATTCTATCCAAGTTCTAAAACATGTCATTGTTGTGGTCATAAAATGGACTACATGGGACTTGAAGTCAGAGAATGGACTTGTCCTGTATGTGGTGAACATCATGACAGAGATATAAATGCTGCTATCAACATAAAAAATGAAGGTTTAAGAATTTTAGATAATGGTACTGTAGGAAATACAGAAACCGGAGTTAATCAAGATACTCCTATGCTTGTGGAGAATCCAACTATGGATGAACGTTCAGTAATGAACCTAAAAAGTAGTGATTCTATGAAACAGGAACTGTTGTATAAAGACCATCTTACAATAGAAGGTCCTCTGCTTTAGCAGGCGATAGATTTCACATTTTATTTGAACTTATAATTATTGGCATTTAATGTGCTCTTGTTGAAGGATATTTTTCCTTTTTCCTTATCCAATTCTTTCTGTTCTTCTTCAGATATTCTATTGGCTGCTTCTTGTAATAGTTCTACTTCCATCCATGGCATTGTGTCTTGTATCTGATAATTCATTGTCTTGGATATTCTCAATGTCATATCCATAATCTCAAATAAGTTAATAGTTCCAAGTAGACCAGAATCATTGTAAACTATCTTATAAGTATGTGGATGTCCACATAGAGGACAATAGATTGTTATTTCGTCACTGAAACCAATTTCCATTTCTTCTACTGCATTCTTCAATATGGCATAATCCAAAGCACTCAAGTTCCTTATAAATCTTTCCAACAAATCAACATCTTTGTTCTTGATGTCAATATGCCTAATGAAATTCTCTATCTCTTCGTCAGAACACTTTATACACAAGTCCCTTATTGTTGGGTATTTCAATTTCAAATGTAATCCACTATCTTGAAGGAAAATCTCATGTGTTCCTTCCTTGATATATTTTTCTTCAAAATCAGTCAAGTTTATTTTGTGCTTGAATGGATTTTTACACTTGAAACATTCGTTGATGGTTACTTCGTAACCAGAATTCCTTGTAAAACTATTGACCCTAATCCAAAAGGCCAAGTATTTTCTATCACCAAGGAATATGTCTTCAAATTCTATTCCTTTCAAGATTGTACATTTTTCCAAAATCTCGTTTATGATGTCTGTAGCATTTGATTCATTCAATGTAGCCAAGTATTTAATTTCCTGTACATTCAATGGTCTAATCTTAATTACTGTATCTGGTGGATATAGCTTACCCATTGAAGGTAATTCCAATAGATTGAGTTTCCAGTAATTGTTGTATGTCTGCATAATCTCTTAAACCAATGGGACTGTTTGGAATGTTATCGTTACTGTTCCTGTAAAAGCACCAGATGGAATCAATCCAGCACCAACAAAAGGTACAGTAACTGGAATAATTGACTTGAAAGCCATATCTAGATATGTTGATAGTGTATTGTGGAAGATCTCAGGTGTCATTGCACCGGGAAGCACCAATAGTTCTAATTTGTGTCATGAATAGTTCAGCAGTAGTATTGAATGCTGTCATGGCATCAAATGAAAATGGTGAAGTAGCTGCAACAACAGTATTGTCATAAACAGTCATGAAGTTCATCATCAATTTTGAAGCAAACAACTTGAATAGATTTGGGAAAGTCAAACTACCATCACCACACCACATTGCTGCTTTTACTTCGGCATAAACCAATCTTGTGTGAACATTCATTATTTTTGCTGTTGGTGAAGCTATTGGCACAGGAACAGGTGGTGTACCAGGAACAGTTGTTGTACCTGTAATCAAGAATTGTGGCATACTGAGTGCTGTTTCAATGTCACCCATGTAATTGTTCAATGCTTGATGCATTGCTTTTACATACCATTCTTCATCGTCCTCTATACTCTGTCCGAGCTGAGGTATTATGTGTGCTGCAAAACTCATTTAATTAAAACTCTTCCAAAAATCTGTCTGGTCGCTTGTTTCGTCAAATAAGCATGGTGGTGGTGCATAATCATCCATTGGATTCTTTACTTGTACTGTTTGTACAGAATCAAGATCAAACTGTGGCTGTTTGATACAATAGATTGCCCAATACAAGGAAGATACCAAGTCATCATGTGTTCCTTTGGCTCCCTTGAATATGTTCTTTGAAGTTTCTTCAAATCTACTTAACTGGTGGATTGTTTCTGCATCGTGTATTATCAACTTGTTCGTGTTAGCTACATCTCTCAATGCTAGACATGCTGCCAGCTTTGATTCGGTTGTTGCTCTTGTACCTAGTCCTTTTCTATCAGTATTCAAAATGTTACCACAGCCAATGTTGTACCACAATTCATCAATCACGAATTTTCCGCAGTCATTACTTTCTACTATCATTAGTGCATTGTTGTATCTCTCGCTAATTTCTGCTATTATTTTGGCATATTCGTATGGCTTGATCTTGTTGTTCTTGTATACTGCTACTTGTTCGTATAGATCTTTGTTCACTATTTTAAGAACTTGGAAAGCACAATAGTCCTGTCCTACACCAGTAGAAGAATCTACACCCATTACATATACTGAATTTGGTTGTGGATCTTCATAGACGTTCATGTCAAATCCAAAATCGGTTCTTATTGGGTCAATTGGCATGAATGTTTTCAGTATCTCGCCGTCTATCAATGTTGCTGAAGAACCTTCAAATGAGCAATTATAATGTGTCAATCCACCTGAAAGATACTTATGTCCACCTGCCACCATCAATGGTGAATAGACATACCTAACACCTAAATTTTCAATCTTCTTAATCTTTTTTCCTTGTAGAACATCACCGTGCTTTCAAGGAACTTGCAACAATCTCTTTACCATCTTCGTCAAAGCGATGGTCTGTGCTGCAAATTATGTCTGAATCTTCAAAGAAGATTTTCAGACATTCAGATTTCTTCCTAATTATTCCATGGAAGTTTTGAAAACCTGTCGGTGTTAGGATCTTCATTCTAGTTGCACCATTCGTTCATTGTTTCAGAATCTCTCGTTGGTGTCTGAACTGACTTGTATTCGTTTCTCGTTTCATTCTGCACATAAGAATCAAATAGATGTGCTGTTTCCTTCCACATGTTTGCTTCAGGAATCTCTGGTTCAGGCTTCTTTTGTTCAACTACACCATTGTCAACTGTTTCAGTCTCAAAAACAGGGGCAGGAGCTTCTATTTCTGTGGGGGTTGCTGTGGCTGGGGTGCTGATGGTGTTATTGGTGATGGTTTCCTTGTTGGCTTTCTTCTCATTGGTCTTTTCTCCTACAATCTTTTTAGGTTGTTCTACTACTTGTTCAGTTACTTCTGTATCTCTTGATTCTTCATCTTGCTTGTATTCTGCATACTTCACATGATGCTCATTCCAGTAGTGCATGGCTATCTTCTTTGCATTTACCCATTCACCACATATCTTACATTTCTTTTCTATCATAATTTCACCTCAATTTTGGTTTATGTTTTGTTTGTATTTATAAAATTGTATTCTACCATCCATCAAACGGGTCTACTTGCCAGAATTCTTTCTTTTTTGATTCATCTGTTTCTGGGTCATAGATTGCTTGTTTTTGTTCCATTTCTTTCAAGTTGTCATTAATACTCAATATGTCACCACTAGTTGCAACCTTTGATGTTGGTGTTGGATTGTATTCAGGATGTATCTCTTGCTGTTCGTGTTCACCCATGTCATAATCAACATTGAAAGTCTCACCCAATTCAACGTAACTTCTCAAGTGTTCCATATTATCATCATTGTTGCTAAGTTCATCTACATTCTCATGACTATTTCGCCAGACCCTTAGATTGAACTTGTATGTGATTGGTGTACCCAAGAATGTTGTTCCTTCCGCAAACTCCTTTACATTCAATACTTCGTAGTACAAATCATTGAACTTAAAATAAAGCAAATCCCCGATCTTTGGCACAATGCTTTCGTATGCTGTTGGATTTTCTGTTTTCCAGTCATAACGAGAAGCTTCAGCAAAATGCTGAATCGTACACTGGACTTCCACAAGCTCGGTGTACTGCATGCCCATAATAGCATATTGTTTCTGTAATTGTGGAATGTTCTCTGCATAGACCTGTAACTCAAATCTCCTGGAAATGTTTTCCAACTGATCTTCGCCTAGCAATGGATCAAATTTCGTATCGTGTTCTTTCACGAAGTATGTAACTGTAAATCCGGAATTTATTGTATGCTTCGGAATTCAAGCTTGCCATCAATGCTGCTTCTGCTCCGATAACAGTCATTATTTAAACCGTCAAATAGTCTTGGCTTAGTCCAATCTGTGACTGGGCCGCAACCATTCTTGAACAACTTACTAAATTCCTGAGCAAAATCAGCCATCTCTCTATTCCAATTCTAATGTCTTTATAATTTTGACTTTAGATTCGTCCTTTACCCTTACTTCCCATTCAGGTCTTTCAAATCGTCCTGCCAACCAAATGCTATATGGTAATCTGCAGTTATCCAATGTGGTTTCACCAAACAAGATTACTTTGTCACAATCTTCAATTTCACTATTGCTTACAATGTGGTCATAGACCATCTTATCCCAGATGTCATTAGCCCAATCCATTGCTTTCTTGCTACTGAAACTCCAGCATTCTCCTGGCTTATCCAGTTCTACTTCACTATTACCATTCAATACGATTCCACGATACAACTTTATGGATTTTCCTTGCTTGTATTTCTCAAACTGGTTGTATGTTCTCTCAAACTGATGCTTTCTAGCAGCAGAAATGTAATTTTCCCAGATAGCATCCAAATCTAGATTCTTCTTTCCAACTACAGCATCGCAGAACCACTGTCTTGCTTCATCGTATGTGTAATCATTTGGCAAGTCATAATATGGTTCGCCGACCTTTCTCACCATCCATAAAAGCTCCTTTATTGGTAGATTCGTTGATGTAAACTTTATTTAACATAAAATCTCTAAATTCCATACACTATTTATGAGAATGTAAACATAATTTTACCTAAAAATGCAGTTTATCGTTTGACAAAAGAAGTGGAATAATCTATATTTGTTGTTACAAAATCAAAGAGGTACAAACTATGAACAATTCTACTAATAACAATTCTGCTGGATGTGGTGGTGGCATTGGCCTTGGTACAGTTATTGCTGTGGTCTTGAGCTGGTCTGCCAATCATTCCATTGGATGGGCTATCCTGCATGGACTATTTGGCTGGTTCTATGTAATATACTATCTCATTTTCAAGTAAGAGGTATGTAATATGTGTAAACTGTGCGATAATCTCAAAATAAAGATGTCAACGAAAAAGAAGCTATCACCCTTTAGGGTGATGGTAGTTCACATATCCATTAAAAGATTATCCAACAAGTGAATTATATAACTTGATAAACAGAATTTCAAAATCTATCAAAAAAGAACTAATCCAGCACAAAATCTCCAAAATTGAAAAGGATTTCTAAATGACTGTTGCTGAACTGAAAGATATAGCAAAATCCTATGGACTTGTAGTAGAAGAATCTGTCTATTGGATAGATGTATTATTTGAAGATAATCCTTCATTCTGGGATTGTAAAGATTATAGTTACCCACACAAATTAATTGCTTATGAAAATTCATTTATCACTGTATATACTAAACTACGAAAAACTAAATCTGGTAAATTTGTAATCATTAATCAAAGACATTATAATATAAACGATTACACCACACGAAAATTACATAATCTAATCAAGAGAATACAAAAACAGATCAAAGTAGAACTTATTGCTAAACGATTGGAAGGAGTCAAACAGGATTTTTAACTATGCAATTGGTTGATAAAATTTGGTACATTTTCAAGGACGAAATTAAGCCTGAATATACACCCACCACAATTCGTTTTGTTTGGGATAATACCAAGCTTGTAAATAGTGGCTATATTATGTGGACTAGCAGACATGAAGAAGATGTTCCACTCTTTATGGCACATTCCATTCAAATTATGTATTCCGAAGTTATAATGTGTGATGCTACTGTTCCAATTGGACTAACTAATTGCTATAACCATTTTATACATCTACTCAAAGAGTTCAAGCAGAATCCGAATCTTGATATAACAAAATACGAAAAACGATATAAAGAAATGCTGATGATAGATAAATTGGATAAAATTAGAGAGGACTTCTAACTATGAACTATAATGAAACCCTTGAACTTCTTAAATCATATACACCATTGGTTAAGGACTATGGCGATAAGTTTAAGTTTAAATGTGGTTTCATTCCAAATTCCATCATTCCAGTATGGAAACTCACTGAAACGGGACATCTCTATATCCTAACTAAACAATCAACTGGCTCTATGCAAGCACATGAATATGCTTTGTCTGACAAAAACAAGATAATTGACAATCTCAAAATCATCATTCCAATAATGAAAAATTTGGCTATACAAAAACAAATCAAGAAAATTGACAAGGATTTCTAAATGCCGTTATCTCATCAAAAATATAATGAATTTTCTACTAAACTGGAAAAGTTCTGCCTAGATCTTGGTATGACTGTAAGTGAAACTGCCTATAATGAACAACTCTCTTATGGACTTCAGTATATAGAGAATAAAGGAATTTATACCATTACTGCAT